TCGGCCGGCAGGTGTTCGACATCCTCGCGGACCATCCGGACATCATCGGTCGCCTCGATCGCGGCCAGACGTCCGGTCCCGCGCGGTCCACGCTGGAGGCCATGGCAGCCCTGTTCGAGCTGGAGCAGGTGCTCGTCATGAACGCCATCCAGAACACGGCGGCCAAGGGCCAGACCGACTCGCACAGCTTCATCGGCAACTCCGTCGATGCCCTGCTCTGCTACTCGGCCCCGAACCCGGGACTCATGGTCCCGTCGGCCGGCTACACGTTCTCGTGGACGGGCTTCCTCGGCGCGAGCCAGAACGGAATGCGCATGAAGCGCTTCCGCCTGGACGCGATCGAGTCCGACCGGATCGAGATCGATCAGGCGTACGACCAGAAGCTGGTCAGCTCCGAGCTGGGCTACTTCTTCGACGACGTCACCGCCTCGTAACCGAGGCCGCGGCCTAGCCGCAACGCCAGTCCGAAACGCGCCCAGCGTGGTCCTGATGGGCTACGCTGGGCGCCACGGACGGAGGATTCACTCGTGAGCGAAGAGACGACCGACAACCCCCTGGCGGGCCTCATGGCCTTCATGCAGGCGAACCCCGACGCATCGGCGGTTCCCGAGCCCGTTGTCGGCGAGGACGAGACCGCTCGCGAGGTGCGCCCGCAGCCCGTCAGCAAGCGCCGCCACTGGCGACAGCGCTTCGCGGGCTTCGACGCCCAGTACATCTACCGGAAGGCGATCACCATCACGGACGTCCACGGCCGACGTCGCCGCGTGCGCGCAGGCGACCCCGTCGACACCGAGAAGGACATCAAGAACCTCCGGCGACTCAAGGCGCTCTGGTACGCCGAGATGATCGAGCTGGCCAGTCCCGAGCGGGACTCGGCTCCGCGCGTCGTCACGACCCGGAACAACCGCGCCATCCGCGAGCGGCAGGAGCGCGCCGAGAAGCGCGACGCCGAGCGCCAGCTCCAGAAGCGCAACGCCGTGCGTCGCGCGCGCGAGCGCCAGAAGGAAGAGGACCGCCAGCGCGTCCTCGCCGAACAGGCCGTCCTGGCCGCCGAGCAGCGCGAAGCCGCCGAGCTGGCGAAGCTCGAGGCCGAGGAGCGCCGTGCCGAGGAGAAGGCAGCCGCCGAAGAGGCTCTGCTGGAACTGCAGGCCCGGGAGCGCGAAGAGGCCGCCGAAGCCGCCGCGAAGGCCGCCGAGGAAGCCGCCGAGCAGGCCGAGCGTGAAGCTGCCGCCGCCGTCGAGCGCGCGGAAGCCGACGCGAAGTCCCAGGCCGAGTACGCCGAGCACGTTGCCGCGAAGCAGAAGCGCGCCGAGGAGCGTGCGGAGGCCGAGGCTGCGACTCGCCGGACCGAGGAAGAGAAGCAGGCGCTTCGCGAGGCGAAGCTGACGGAGCAGGGCGTCAAGAACCCGAACACCCGTCAGGTGGACGCCAAGGAAGCCCGCAAGGCCGTTCTCGATCGCGACGAGGCGCCCAACACCGTCCCGAGCGCGCTCGACGAGGAGTAGGCCATGCCGTTCCGCGGAGGTCCCTGGGAGAAGTACGTCTCGCTCCCGCGGTCCTTCTCGCAGGTGTTCAGCGGCACGCCCGACTCCGAGCAGACGCTCTCCGACGAATGCCGCGGGCTTCTCATAGGCACCGCCGGGTCCATCAACGTGACGATGGCCAACGGCGACGTGCTGACGGGCCTTCCCGTGTTCGCAGGCATCAATCCCGGTCGGTTCGCTTCGATCCAGACGGGAGGTGACGCCGAGAACATCTGGGAGGTGCTATGAGCGGCCTGCGCCTAACCAACCTGGGCTCTGGACTCACCGATCTGAACGTGACCGGAGGCAGCGTTCCCGGCGAAGCACCGCCGGACGTCCGCAACCAGATCCTGATGACCTACACCTACACCTCGCACTCGGCGAACGCCTTCCCGGGACTGCTCATCCCGCCGTCCTTCTAGGAGCCCACCATGCCCCTGACGACCGACAACGACGTGAACGCCTGCGCCCGCCTGGGCGTGGACATCATCCGCGCGAACCCGCTCTTCACCCAGGGGCAGTTCCGAACGGAGCTGGAGGCCACGACCCGCTTCACGCGCCAGGACTGGGACGTGATCGACGCGCTGATGGAGGAGCTGGAGTACACGCTCCCCGACTCCAACTTCGCGGCGCTTCGCAACTTCTGGCTGTCCACCTCGAACGCCCAGGAGCGCAACATCCGCATCCATCTGGGCATCCAGTTCTTCATCAGCGACATCGGAAAGATCGCTCGACTGACGACCGTCCGCGATGGCATCCGCGACGCGCGCGACGCGCTGAACGCGGACATCGACGCCATCCAGCTCTGGCGGGACGGCGATGGACTGACGGCTCCCCAGGTGGTGCAGAGCGCGGTCACGGAGCGAATCCGACAGATCCGCGACACCCGAAACGGGCTCAATACCGAGCTGGATCTCGTACAGAACCAGCTGGCCGCACTTCAGGGCTAGGTCATGCCCTACGCGTTTGTTCCCGCCCGCAACGGATTCGCGTATACGACCGATGCTATCACCGGATTCCCGGGCGGAAACGTCGTGCAGGCCGGTACGGCCACACATCAGACGGACGGTGCTGTCCCCGGAGATGCAATCGCCATCACCGGCTCGACGTCCAACGATGGCGACTACATCGTCCTCGATGTTCAAAATGAGACAGATCTCGAGGTCTACCCGCCGCTGACCGCGGAAGCGGCAGCTGGCAACGTCGCTGTTTACCAGCCGGCACATCAACTAAACATCACCGACGAAGCGACGATCTCCTGTACGTCGATCGCTACGGCCATGGCTGCGCTCGATGCTCGCATCTTCCAGCGCGTCATGTCGATGAACGCGAACTTCGTCGCGAACAATAACAACCCGTACGATTTCTACCGTAGCCTGATCCAAAACTTCAACATCATCCACACTGGTGCGACTCGCACAACGTGGTCGTCCACTCGTGAAGTGCTGGTCAACGCCTGGGAGCGCGCCCCTGTCACGGTGGCTAACAACCCGCAGCGCGACCGGTCCTTCATCGGACCTCCGGCCGCCGGCGATCCTGGTGAGTTCGTGTTGGAGTTTGGCGAGCTGGCAGTTCCGTCCGATCCGAACAGCTGGCGCAACGCGTCCCACATCTTCGGGTATGGCTTCCGCAACGTGCCGTCCGCATCCTGGGCCTATCGTGTCTACGGTGGCTTCATCGGAGGCTCGTGGAATACCGTTCCCGCCTACATCGGAAGCAACATCTCCGGCGAAGAAGGCGCGCTCGTTCACACGAACATCGACGGAGGCATTTCGCTGGTCGGCGACCAACCGCTTCGTATTCGCAATTCCAGCGCGTCGTCGATTTCGAGTTGGGCAAGCCCCTTCATCCTGAACAACTCTGGTGTCGTTGACTACGACGGTCTCGTCATCGGCGATACGGTGAGTGGTGGCTTTGCGTTCTTCGCGGATATTGAGATTCCCGGTCTGACCTTGAGCGATGGTGCCAACTCACCCATTATGACTGTCTTCGCTGGCAGTGTCCTTCTCGACAACCCCGGTGAAGACGCCCCTCTTTCGTCATTCATGTCGCTATTCGCGAACGCCGGAGTGGGATCGACGGGCGCTAAGCAGTACACCTTCAACCCTCGTTTTGTCGATGTCTCTGGCGCCCCGATCCAGAATCTTTCAGTCACCCTCGAACAGAAGACGGACTTCCAGTACGTCGAGTTTACGACGGGCTCCGCGAGCACGTGGACGATCACGATCAACGGAACAGACATCCCCTTCACTCCGGGAAGCGCTTCGATCGCCGATGCTCGTAGTGCTGCGGTCACGGCGATCAACGCCAGCTCTGAGCCGGTCACGGCAAGCACCAACCTGAGCACATCGAACCAGATGGGCACGGACACGAACTTCATCGTGGTTTACGCAGACACGAATGACGACGGTCTCGAAATCGTGGCGACCACTGCTGGGGCCGGCGGTGCCTGGGAGGTGAATCCGCTTCCCGCCAGCGGCCCCGCTTCAACGATCAACTCGGACTATCGACCGCGAGAGCTGACGGGATCGCCCTTCACAAGCGACGCTAACGGACGGATCAACACAGATGGGGTACTGGCACTTCGCGAATGGAACATGGAGGTCGTAGGGAGTGCGCAGAATGCCAACCCAATCAACAGCAAGCTGCTGGTGACCGTCGAGGGGGCTGGTTACGCAACCACTCGATTCTTCTTCGTGCCGGAAGCCCCCTTCGCCGGGGACTTCACGATCCCCTATGATTCGATGGGAGGTGTCCGATGAGCCGATACGCCCTGACCGAAGCATGGGAAGTGACTGGCCGATTCCTGCCCGGGGATACGGTCACGATGGCCCTCTACGATCGAAGCGACGGCTCCACGGTCGCGCTGTCCTCGGCTTCCTGCGCAGAGATCGGCTCCACCGGGCTTTTCCGTTTCGCCTCCAGCCAGATCACGACGGCCCCTACCGCCTTCACCCGCTACACGTGGCAGATGACGGCGGGCTCTGGCGCCACGGATCAGGGCGAGGTCGAATGGGGCGGCTGGGCAGACGAGCTGATCGTTCTGGAGAAGCTGCTCACGAACGATGCTACCGTTGTGGACATCGGCGGCGGAGTGAATCAGGTGACGATCTTCGACGACGATGGCACGACGATTCTTCGCCGGATGAACGTGTCGGCCGACGGGCTGACGCGGACGGTGATCGTCGGAGACTGAGATGAGCGCCGGGTTCGACTACAGTGGTTTGAAGAGTACGGCGGACCGGCTGATTGCCCGGTTCGGGCGTGCGGCCACCCTCCGGCGAGCATCTCAGTCCACTGCCGACCCGGCGAACGATCCGCTGGGTCCGCCCAACTCGTCCGGCACAGACATCCAGACGATCCCGGTCACCGCGGTCTTCCTTGATCTCGAGCGCGACGCCTTCACGACGACGGGGGCCGGCATCGGCCGGGGCTCCACGCCGGTCGAGGAGAAGAACGTGCGCGTGCTCGTCGAGGCGGCCACCGAGCTGCCCGAGGAGATGGGCACCGAGTGGACGCTGATCGACGGCACCCGGCTCTGGAAGGTGCGCCTCGCGCGACCCGTGGCGCCCGGGGACACGCTGCTCTACTACGAGCTGGAGGTGCGGCAGTAGATGGCCGAGATCACCCCGCGAGACGCCCTGACCAGCATCGTCACGGCCTTCCAGACCTATTGGGCGACGGTTCATCCCGAAGTCCCGGTCGCATTGCCGAACGCACCCTTCAACCCCCCGGGCACCGCGGCGGGCACGACCGAGGCCGATGATGACGCCTGGGTGCGGGTTTTTGGCACCGGTTTCACGGATGCGGGCCATGTGCCCTACTCCGGCTCCGTCCAGAACGCGTTCTTCGCGGATCGGGGGCGGATCACGTTCGAGGTCTACGTTCGCCAGGGCCAGGGGGTGGGCAATGCACTCGACCTCGCCTACGCGATCCAAGGCTTTCTCGACAACGGCGCCCGCCACGCGGACGTCATCTTCTCGAATCGCACGGCTCCGCAGTCTGTGGGCGGTGACGGCGCTTGGTTTCAGGTGATTCAAGCCGCCGATTGGCTATACTTCAACGACAAGGTCGCTCCGTAACCAGGGGCGTCCGGGAGGACTTTCATGCCTGTCGAATCCCGCCCTTCGGACGCGTTCACGAAGGACAACCTTCTCATCGGCTTCTCGGTCGTCGAGTTCACCCCGACCGGTGGCTCGCCCGTTCAGCTGGGCATCCTCGGCGGCCAGGAGCTGCAGAAGGAAGTCGAGTTCCTTCAGCTGCAGCGCGGCGACGCGGGCACGCTCACCGTCGATCGCGAGATCGTGAGTTCGCTCGAGGTCTCGTTCCAGCTCGAACTCTTCAACTTCAAGGCCGACGTTGCCGAGTACATCTTCGGCTCCTCGGCGGGCTCCGTGATTTCGGCGGACGCCGCGGCGACGGTGACCAACGAAGAGGTCACGCTTCCCGGCTCCACGTCGAGCACCGACTCCGAGCGTCAGTTCGTCGATCTGCTCAACGGCGATGTCGCCGAGTCGAGCTTCGGCGGCTCGGCCGTCACGTGCGCGGCGATCACCGACGAAGCGGTCGGCACCGGCGACGGCACCACGGGCTCCACGGCCGGCGACTTCACTCTCGACTTCAAGCCGCTCGCCCACGACGACGTCACGTCGGTCACGGTCGGCGGGGTCGAGTACACGGTCATCGCAGTCGGCGCCGCGGCCTCCGGCAACGAGGTCGAGGTCACGGACTTCGGCGACTCCACGGAGAACGCGGGACGCCTCCAGTTCTTCGTCGGCGGCGTCGCGGCCAACGTGACCGGCGCGATCCTCGCGACCTACACGCCCAGCCACTCCTTCGCGAACCTCACGGACTACGTGGTCGATCCCTTCCTCGGCCGCATCCGGTTCCTGAACGTGAACGGCACGGCGGACGCGCTCCGCGGCGGTCAGATCATGAACGTGGACTACACGTACAATCGCCGCGCGAACGTGACGCTTCAGCCCTTCACCCGGACGTCGGTCGACGGCTCCTGCACGATCAAGCACCTGACCGACATCGGCGTGAATTTCATCTGGACGATTCCGTCGGCGACGATCATCATCACCGACGAGGCGCTGACCTTCGGCGCCGAGGAATTCGGCACGGCCACCCTCCAGCTGAACGTGAACGACGCCGGCGGCTCCTCGCGCTTCGGCACGCTGGAGCTGTCCAGCGAGACGGAGGCCGGCGCCTAACATCCACCACCCCGCAGCACAGCAGCCGCATCGGGGCGGCGTAGGTATGCCAGTATCTACGCCGCCCCACTTCCTTCATACCACGGAGATACAGTGGAAGAGAAGATTCCCGATTCGATCGCACACCCCGCCGGCTTGTCGGTGGACGTCCTTTCCGGCAGCGCCAAGGTCATCATCCCGAAGTGGAAGATGCGGCAGCGCGCCGAGCTGAAGCCCCGCATCGCCGCAGTGCTCGTCAAGGTGGCAGAGGCCCAGGGCGGCCTCTCCGAGAACCTCGATCTGGGCACCATGCTCTCGAACGCCGAGTCCGAGATCGCCGACCTCTGCTACGCGTCAACCGTGATGCCCGAAGGGCTGGAATGGGACGACCTCGACTGGGAGGATCTCGTTTCGATCGCCTGGGGCGTCTGGCAGCAGAACATCGGGACCCCGGGAGGTGGCGGCCTTCTGGGAAAAACGATGGGCCTGCTCGCCCCTCTGACGACGTCGTCGCCGCCGAAGACCTCGAGCGAGCCGAGTGGGCCGGTCTCTGCTACCTCGCCCGTCGATGGGGCAGCACCCCAGAACGACTCGTCCACGAACTAACGGACGACCAGTTCAATGCCGCACTCGAAGTCGAAGTCCGCGCGGAAGGCCAAGAGCGGATGATGGCTGCTTGGGGCGTGCAAAGCGCCGTCGCCGACCTTCTCGGCGGCAAGGGTCAGGCCATGAAGACGTACATGAAAGCCATCGGCGCCGACGACACCGGAGGCAAGGGTGGCGCGGCCGACGCGAAGACCGCCGCTGGCGGCGAGTTGGCGAAGCGCATCAAGGGCCTGCTCGAACGAGGTGAGATGTGATCACGCACCGCATCGAATGGGCCGACCACGACGGCCTCGTGATGGTCTTCGGCGCCGCGCACCCGGACCTCAACACCTACTACGACGCGGCGGCGAAGCAGTTCATCCAGCCGAAGGCCCTCCAGCTGAAGATGGGCCTCGTGAGCGAGGAAGAGCAGCTGGACATCGCCATGCGCTCGTATTCGGTGGGCGTCGTGCTCTCCTGCGAGCCCCCCATGAGCGAGGACGCGGTCTACGAGTGGTTCGTCGAGCACCCGGAGGAATTTGCTACACTCGTGTCGTACGCAGACCACCGCGAGAACTTCACCGAAGATGTCGATCCGAACGAACATGGGGCGCCTGGATCGCCGACTCCGACGGGTTAGCCGCCGGCTGGGGGACTTCGCCGTCGACCTTCAGCGGCAGGTGGCCATCGCGATCGGCGAGGACGTGGTGCGCTCGACGCCCGTCGACACTGGCTTCGCGCGCGGCAACTGGCTTCCCGGCTTGAACGCGCCCCCGCTCGTCCCCGCTTCGACGCTCGACCCGACCGCCCTGGCAGCTCCCGCGCGCATCGCCGCCGCGGCCGAACTGCTCCGCCTGGGCGACACCTTCTACATCACCAACAACGCGCCGTACATCGATCTGCTGAACCGGGGGTACTCTCCACAGGCCGCAGCTGGTTATGTGGCGCGATCCGTCGATCGAGGGCTGCAGGCCGGCATCCAGATCGCCGTTCGTAACTTCCGCGCCCGGAACCCGCGCTAGTGGTCACAGAGAACGTCAACATCGTCGTCTCGCTCCGCGGAGCGACCACCGCCTCCCGCGGCATCCGAGGGATCGGAGTGTCCAGTCGTGCCGCGACCGTCGCCGTGCGCGCGCTGGGAGTCGCCCTCGTCGCGGTCGCCGGCGGCGCGACGGTCGGAGCGCTCTTCCGTCTCTCGGATGCCGCCACGGAAGTCGGCAACCGCATCCGCACCACCACGTCCAGCACCGAGGTCTTCCTCTCGGTGCAGCAACGTCTCTTCGAGGTCGCGAGCCGGACCGGTGCGTCGATCGAAGACACGTCGCGTCTGTTCCAGCGCTTGACGGTCGGTACTCGAGATCTCGGCGTCGGTTCCGCCCGCGTCGTGAACGTCGTCGAAGGCTTGAACGCCGCGCTGGTCGTGTCCGGAGCGACCGCCCGCGAAGCCTCCGCTGCGCTCCTCCAGTTGGGCCAGGGCCTCGCGTCCGACAATCTGTCCGGCGAGGAGCTGCGGTCCCTCCGAGAGAACCTGCCCCAGCTCGCCCAGGCGTTGGCCGATGAGCTGGGAACGGGCATCGGCAACCTGAAGGAACTCGGCCGCCAGGGCCGGTTGAATGCCGAGACGGTGTTCCCCGCCCTCGAACGCGCCATCGAGTCGTTCACGGAGAAGCTCCGCAACGGTGAGGTCGTCTTCACGTTCGCGCAGGCATTCAACGCCGTGCGTAACGAGATCCTCCGCTTCTTCACGATCATCCAGTCCGCCACCGGTGCGACGCAGGATCTGAACCGCACGATCTTCGAGTTCGCTGACGGACTCGCCGAGCGACTGGTCGAGGGGCTCGCGAACGCGCTCGACTTCGTTGCCGGTGTCGTGGATCGCTTTCAGGCGCTCCGGCAACAGGGACTGAACGTCCTCGCTGTGCTTGATCCGATCGTCTCCGCGTTCAGCTTCCTGGGCAAGATCGGTGTCATCGCGGTGCAGGGGATTTCCCTCGCCTTCAATCAGCTCCTCCAGCGCATTGCCGGGGCGAACGCGCTCCTCCAGCGCTTCTTGCGATTCATCGGGCAGGCCAGCGACACCGACGTGGCGCTCGCGGACGCGACGCTCGAAGCACAGACGGAGACGCTCAAGCAAGGCTTCGACGATCTCTTCGAGACGATCGACAACTTCGGCGAGGCGTCGTTCCTCGAACTCGCGACGGGCATCACGAACGTCGAAGATGCGGCGACGAGCGCCGGCAACACGATTCGCGATGTGGCCGACAGCCTCCGCAACGCGGCTCAGGGTGTGCCGACGGCGGACGACCCGGACGCGGCCCCGCCCACGTTCCTCGAACGCGCGGCGCGGAACACCGAGGACATCCGCCAGGAAGCCGGCTCCGAGGACATCGATGTCCCCTCGGACCTCTCGGAGTCGATCGCCCAGTCGTGGTCGGAGGGCCTGCGCGCGGGCATCCAGGGTGGCGACTTCCTGGGCACCTTGCGGAATTCGCTCGAGACCGCCTCCCAGGAAGCGCTCTTGAAGGGGTTCGAGCGGAGCATCCAGACGGCCCAGGGGTTGCTCGAAGAGGCGTTCCGCAGCGTCGGGGAGGCGATCCAGCCCATTTTCGGCGACGCGTTCGGCAGCCTCGGCCCGGTCATCAGCGATGTGATCTCCGGCGCGCTCCAGTTCGCGATCCTGCAGGGGCTCAACGCGCTCCTTGGGGGCGGCGGAAACTCCGCGCGCTCC